AAAAGATCAGAACTCTGTTCTAATTTAATAAACACACCAGAACTGGTGTGTTAATATAAATTAAACACCAGTATTTCTATAGCCCTGATACGGCTCGATGAAGATTTCCTCTTCATCAATTTCGAATGTTTTTGATTGGGTCATTCCTCCCCATGTATCCTCTGTCCATCGTTTCTCTCGTAATAACTCAACATCAAAATCTATCTGAAAGACACTCTTAAATCTAGACACCACATGACGAGGATGGACACATAATTCCAGCTTGGCCATTTCAATGACATCCCTACTCCAGGATTCCACACCACTATCTTTAAAAGCTAACATCTTCATAATTGATGAAAAGTCCAACCTGCCATACAACCTATCACCAAATAGTACTGGAGTTCTCTTTAGAAAAGTGATATTGAAAACAGTCTTGAAGACCATCTCTGATTCATCTTTGGACGCTGGAGTTATGGGCATGCCTAACCATTCCCCAAACTCAGTAACCATTTCATGAGTGTAAATAGATTGCATCTTACTAACAACAGCTTTTAGATTATCATCTCCATAATTCTTAATTGCGACAGTCGTCAACATGTTATACTCTTTTAAGACAAATCGAACAAAATTGGGTCTAACATGATCATTATTACGTCGAAATATAGCATAACAGAAAAGTAATACCTCATTAATCATTTCACCAAAACAATTAATAAGGTCTGTCATATACTTTCCACTAGGCATCATATCCTCCATAATGAACACGTCAGTTCCAATGATAACGATGGTTTGGGCACATCCTGCTAGTAACATCTTCACACGGAATAGCTCAATGGGGTGACTACGATAAAAGGGAACTTTTAGATATAACTTCCACACACTATAGACGGCATATCTGTAAACTAACAATCGCTTATCATACTTATCATAGTCTGAATCCCACAGTCCACAGAATCTGAGAAAATCTTCAAATCCTCCACCAGTGTGGATATCATGATACATACCAAACAACATGTCCTGGAAATCTTTTCCCATTGCATTAATTCCAATTTGTGGGAATAATCGTCTACGATATGATAGGATCACATCGCGCATAGGAGCAAGATATATTCGCGCCAATACCAGAAGAGAAGAACTTCCCGCAAAATAAACCCGATCAAGGCCTGCATTGGTTTTGGCTATTTTAACCACCTCATCCTTCACACAGGCCACTACAACATTACTTGGAGGGATACCCTTATCCATATTGTCAATTTCCTTCATTAATCGCTGAGCAAACCAGTCAACAAATACTGGCTCCTCTAAACTACCAGAAATTAATGCATCTTTCTTCAAACCAAAGAAAGGAAACCCACAACTCGACTTAAGATTTATGGGATTAGTAAACTGGGTTCCACGTATGGCTTGGGTAATAGTGAGTGGAGCAACCATTTCCAGATCAG